AATTATCAGCTAATATAGGTAGTATTACAGCTAAAGGTTTTGCTAATGTATCTTTAACAGGTTTTGGCTTGACAATGGCTGAAGGAACGAATAGAACATTGGTATGGAACCAAGTAAATACAGGTACAGCGCCTACTTGGACAGAAGTTGACACAGCTGCTTAAAAATTATAGATTGACATTATCAGTCAAAATTTATAAAAATAGATTAATTGGAGAATTTAAAATATGGCAAACTCAACATCAGCTAATTTAAAATTAACTGTACAAGCAACTGGTGAAAATTCAGGAACTTGGGGACAGATTACAAATACAAACTTATTAATTCTTGAACAAGCTATTGGTGGTTATTCTGGTTTAACAGTAAATAACACTTTAGGAAATACTTTAACTTTTACAAACGGTGCTTTATCAAACGGTAAAGATCAAGTAATTAAATTAACAGGTACATTAGCTGCAAACGTTAATGTTGTTGTTCCAGATTCAATTGAAAAAACTTACATCATTCATGATGGTTGTGACCATGCAGGTTTCACTTTAACTTTCAAAACTAGTTCAGGTACAGGTATAGATTTATGTGAAGGTCATAAATATGTTTTATATTCAGATGGTACTAATATTGAAAAAGCTTCTGAAGAAAGAGTATGGAGAGCAATCACTGCTAATGAAACAGTTCAAACAGGTGCACAAATTTTAGCAAATACAAATGGTGGAGCATTTACTTTAACTTTACCAGCATCACCAAGCACTGGAGATGAAGTATCTGTTATTGACCAAGGATATGATTTTAATACAAATGCATTGACTGTTGGAAGAAACGGCTCTAATATAGCAAACAGTGCAGCTGACCTTACAGTTAATACTCAAGGTGCTGGTTTCAGTTTAGTATATTCTGGAGACGCGACAACAGGTTGGACTTATAGGGAGAAATAGAATATGGCAAATTACGAAGCAACTAAATACGATTTTGATGGAGCTAACCTTACAGGTATTGAAGGTATTCCAACAGCAACAATTGTGCCGTGGTCAGATTCTTCTGTACCAACAGGTTTTTTAGAGTGTAATGGTGCTGCAGTTTCAAGATCAACATATGCAGATTTATTTGCAATCATTGGTACAACTTATGGATCAGGGGATGGTTCAACAACTTTTGATTTACCAGACTTACAAGATAACGTAGCAGTTGGAAAATCAGGAACTAAAAACTTAGCTTCAACTGGTGGAGCAAATACGGTAACTTCAACAGGAAACGTTGGTGGTTCAACAGCGAATGCAACTTTATCAACAGCTCAACTTGCTTCACACACTCATGGCTTGAAAGTAGTAAATGGTCCTGGAGGTACCCCTTCTAATCAGTATGATACTGGTGGTAATGGAGTTAATAGAGATGACATAGTTAATGCTGCAGGTAGTGGTAGTGGTCACTCTCATAATATGAGTGCAAACTTTACAGGAGATGCAACTTCGGTTTTACAACCTTATTTAACAGTAATTTATATTATAAAAACATAGGAGATTTATGGCGGCAAAAGGTAATTGGACAATAGTATTTGAAGATAAAATAATTATAAAAAATTATGCTGAAGGTTTGTCTGAAGGTCTTGGTTATAAAATTGACAATGATTCTTTTTGGAATGACCCTAAGTTTTCAAATATTTGGGCAATTCAATATGGAACATCTAATACTTCTGATGAAGTAGAATATAGAGATACTACACCAAATTCATCTTTTGCAGATGCTAATATTGGAAACATAAGTCAATTTAGTGATAAGTGGGATGCAAAATATTTAATTAAATTACAAACTGATTGGGATAACAATGATGGAAGTTCTTACGATGATAATGGTAACGAAATAACCCCAGCTATTGTTGATGAAACCGAAGCTGAAAAGATTACTAGATTAGGTGCTAGACCTACATCATACTCATCGTAACATCATCCAAGAAGTTAAAATATATTTGTTTATTATTGCAGCCAAGCAACTACACTAAATCTTGTACCTTTTGTAATAGGTTCAATCTTATGTGGATACATAAAATTACTAGGAAAAAATATAATTGATCCTTTTGATAATTTAAACCTTTTAATTTCTTTTTCTTTTTGATCTGTAAAAATTAAATCTCCACCTTTATAATTATTATTTAAATTTATAATTATACTTAAATGTCTTGCAGTTGTTGTATAGTGATCTGTATGAACTTCATACTTACATCCAGGTGTGTATTTTAATAAATCAATTTGATTTATTTTACTACTAGCCATTTTAGGGAATTTAGCTTTATAAAAAGCATAAACTTTTTCAATTTCTTTCTTAATATAATTCCAATAAAAATCATCAATAGGTACTTCACAATTTAAATGATAACCTTTAACACTTCTAATATTTTTATCAACACCCCTTAATCCAACTTTTAAATTGTTTTTACATTTTAATTTTGAAAAATTAATTATTTCATTAATAAATTCTTCTTTAATTACATTTTTTATTTCTACTATTGCTTCTAGATGATCCATTATCTAAGCATCATCCATGAGGTTAAAAGATATTTTTCACCTAATAATGGTGAATTTCCTCTATGAACATATGGAAATCCTGCTGGCCAAATTACTATTCTACCTGTTTTAGGTTTAACTCTTTTTGAAAAATGCAAAAATTCTGTTTCTCCACCTTCTTCAACATCGTTTAAATAAATAGAAAATACAAAAGCTCTAGGTTCGTATTGAAAACCACTACTATGTTCAACATGCCAAACATGATATCCTTCTGTTTTTAAAGTTTTTTGTATTTTTAAATTTGTAAATTTAAAACTATCTAACGCCATTCCATAAGAATCTGCTGCACCTGTATTTTTAAGATAATGTTTCCAAGCTACATCAAAATTAAAAATCATTGATTTTAATTCTTCCCACCATATATCTAAGTTACTTGGAGTTGCAAAAAATTGTTTATCTTGTTTTAACAGTATAGGAGATTGTTCTGCATTCATTCTATTAACTGTATTATTAAATTTATTTTGATCTTCATATAATTTAATGGCTCTATTGCATTCTTCTTTAGTAATGTAATTATCATAAACACCAATAAAATTGTTTATACTAAATGTTTTTTCCATTATAATATTATTTCTCCATTTGTGTTATTTTTATATTACCTGCAACAGTAATATTATTAGAATTAGGTTTAACCCAATGTTCTAAATAATAAGGAAAAACTATCATATCTCCTTGTTTTAGATTAGGTTCATAATCCTTATAAAAAATTTTATTATTACTACTTTCCAATAAACTTTTTACTGGCGAATTAAACACGGTATGTGATTTATCAGTTTTATAATAAATTATAAATGAAAAATCGGACGGATGAACATGACTTCCTTGGTAATCTTTTTTGTCGTATCTGTTGATCCAAATGGCACTTACATTAAATACAAAATTTTTACAATAAGGTTTCAACAAATAACTAAGTGTTTCTGTTAATTGTATATTTAAGTAATTTATTGAATTTGTATCAAATAATGTGTGTCCTTTTAAAGTAGTTTTTAGTTTTGATTCAAATGTTTTTTTAAATTTTTTACCAATTATTTTTAGGTTAGATAAATCTAAATGTTTAGTGGCAATTAAATTAGGAAAGATATTATCAACTTTTACTTTATTCATTATTTTTTATATATTTTATTTCCTACTACTAAAACATCTATGTCAGAATTATTAAAGAAGTCTTTTGCATCATTAATATTGGACATAATTGGCTTACCATTTATGTTAAAACTTGTGTTTAATAATAAAGGACATTTAGTAATTTTATAAAATTGTTCAATTAAACTATAATATGTTTGATTATTTTTATCAACACTTTGAAATCGACAAGTTCCATCTACATGAGTAATACATTTTAAATTATCTTTTGAGGTTTTACCTACATAAAGCATATAAGGATTATTTATTTCTGTATTAAAATATTCTTTTACATATTCTTTTAATATCGAAGCACCAAAAGGTCTATATGCTTCTCTTTTTTTAATTTTATTAATTATATTTTTACCATCTTCAATTAAAGGGTTTAATAACAATGATCTATTTCCTAAAGCTCTTGGTCCTATCTCACCATTGCTTTGATACCAAGCTACTATCTTTTTATTTTTTAAATGTTGAGCTGTTTCTATAATTGTTTCTTTGCTTGGATTATCTGTTGGAGATTCATCGGACTGAATATAAGGAAAATTATCTAATTGAAATCTAGGTAAATTATTTTTTATTCTTAAATATTCTAATGCACCTAAAGATAAACCTTCATCATTACAATGAGGTGGTATTATTAAATTTTTAAATTTATTTTTTAATGCTGTGTTCCATATTACATTTTGTGCAACACCACCAGAATAAGATATTTCAGCATTATAGTTTTTATCTGTAATTTCTTCAAAAAAACTTATTAAAATATCAGATACTTTATCGTGAACAGTTTTTATCCAATCTAATTTTTTTAAATTAGCTAACAAATAGTCATTTTGATATTTAATATAATTATTAAAGTTAAATAATTGATTTATTGAATACATATTAAAATTAATATTATTAAAAAAATTTTTTTCTATTTTGCCATAAGATTGCAAACCCATTAATTTACCAGCTAAATCATATGTACCAGATGTTATTCCTAAAGTTTTTGCAGTTGCACTCATTAATTGACCTAAAGAACCGTTAAAATTTAAATAGCCTCTTTTAATAATTTTATCATTTTTAATAACTGTCCACGCATTATTTTCATCTCCAAATCCATCTATTATAATTTCATATTTAGGTCTTTTGTTTTGTAATGGAAAACAACTCAAAGCATGAGCCAAGTGATGATTTAATCTATAAACTTTTTTATTAAAAGGTAAATATTTATATTCAATGGCTGGATAAAATTCTTCATTATCTAAAGGTAATCTGTGTCGCCAAGTGTCAAGGACTATAGCAATTTCGTCTATTTGATTTAAATCAACATCAAATATTTTATTTAAATCTTTTTGCCATTCCCAAAGGTTATCGTAAGCATGATGTTTTATATTATACAATCTCTCTGATTTTAAATAATGTACTTTTTGTCCATCAAAATAAGATATATTACTATCGTGCTCACAAAGTCTTAAACCAATTAATTTTTTATTCATACAGCTCTATGTTTAAAAAAATTATTATAATAATTTTGCTTTTTCTTTTTGAGTTTCATCTAATGTATTATCATTTTTTTCTAATTTTTTTAATGTAATAACATTAGGTTTCCATTCTTCTTTGTTAACTATATCGCCACCTCTTTCGGGTTTAGTTTGAAATATTGTAATATAGCTACCATCATACGGTTTTAATTTTTCTTTCCACCAATCAGGATCTTTAATAGTATAATGTGCATTTTTTCCATTAGTTAAAATTTGTTTAGCTGGATAACAGGTGATTGTTAAAAATACTTTATTACCATAACTAAAAATATCTTTTAGTACTTCTTCAACTTTATCTTCTTGAACATGTTCCATAACATCAATACATAAAACTAAATCATACTGACCAGTTGGTTTATTTGAAAATTGTGCAACCGCTGGATCATACGGAGTTATATTCACATCCATTGGAGATCCTGGAACCTTTCTATTATTAAATAAAATAGAATGAAATTTTGCTTTACCACAACCATAATCTAAAATGGTTTTGATATTATTTTCTTTTATTAAATTAAAAATTTGATGTTTATATTCTGCTAATGCTTCACCAATCCAATTGTTTTGATTCACAGCATGAAATTTAGTGGCTTCTGTTAACGATTCATACATAATTTTTTTCTTTATATTCTTTATAATGCTTATAACATAACTCCGTAAATTTAGTCAAGTGTAGTGCTTCTTTATAAGTATTAACTCTATAAGCATCAATACCATCATAACCCATTTCTTTTGCTACCTTAAATCTATAGTGACCACAATGTATTTCTCCATCTTTAAATACAGCAGGAAATAACAATCCATCTTTTTTCATATATTTACGAACAGTCTCTAAGTGCTCTTGATCCCACTCGATTTTATCTTGTAATGAGTCAAAATCTATGTATGATAGACGTTCGGGAAACCAGATTATTCTCGCTTTCATTATATTCATAAGTATTATATAGTAGGTTATATGCTACAAAAACTAAATTTCAAGCCCGGTTTTAACAAGATGGTCACGGATTCAGGAGGCGAGTCTCAATGGGTCGATGGTGATTTTGTTAGATTTCGATATGGACTACCTGAAAAAATAGGGGGTTGGAATCAATTAACTGTACAATATAAAACTTTACCAGGTGTAGCAAGAGCACAGCATGCATGGACTTCTTTAGCGGGTGAAAAGTATACTGCAATCGGTACCTCACAAGGTTTGTTTTTATATTACGGTGAAGACTTTTATGACATCACTCCTTTAGATACAGCAATTACTGGAGCTGACTTTGATGCAACAACAGGCTCTGCAACAGTTACTGTAAACAAAACTTCACATGGATTACAAGATGGACGATATGTAACTTTTTCTAGTGTTACGGTTCCAACCGGATCAGGATACGCTACATCTGATTTTGAAGATAATACATTTGAAGTATTAAATTCAACTACAAATACTTTTGAAATTACTATGCCATCTAATTCAGCAGCTACAACTTCTGGAACAGGGTCAGCGGAAATTGATCCTTATGTAGTTGTTGGTCCAACATTTCAAACAGCAGGTTATGGATGGGGCACTGATACTTGGAGCACATCAACATGGGGCACGGAGCGTTCAACAAGTGACGTGATTCTGGATCCAGGCATCTGGAGTTTAGATAACTTTGGTCAAATATTAGTTGCAACAATTCACAATGGTAGAACATTTACTTGGAATGCAGGAGCATCAAATCCAAGAACAATTAGAGCAACGGTTATGACCGGTGCACCTACTGCATCAAGACTTACACAAGTATCCGATAGAGATAGACATGTATTTCATTTTGGAACAGAAACAACTATTGGTGATCCATCTACACAAGATCCAATGTTTATAAGATTTTCAAATCAAGAAGACTTTAATACGTATGCTCCAACTGCAACGAATACTGCAGGAACATTTAGAGTTGATAAAGGAAATGAAATTGTAGGAGCAGTATCCGGTAAAGATTATACTTTAGTATTAACAGACAGTTCTGCTTATGTAATTCAATTCGTTGGTCCACCATTTACATTTAGTGTTAAACAAGTTGGTACTAATTGTGGATTGATTGGCCAGCATGCACTGACGTATTCTAATGGTGTTGTTTTTTGGATGTCAGGTGAAGGTGGATTTTTTATGTACGATGGTACCGTTAAAGCAATACCATGTTTAGTTGAAGACTTTGTATTTACAACTACCGGAGATAATTTAGGTTTAAATTATGATGCAGGTCAGATTGTTTATGCAGAACATAATACTTTGTATAATGAAGTAAATTGGTTTTATCTAAAATCA